GGAGCAAGCTGCGGGACAGCATGGTGAACGCCTACGCAACCAAGACAGGAAAGAGCCGCGAAGAAGTCGAGGCCGCGATGCGTGCCGAGACTTGGCTGGATGCCCGCGAGGCACAGGCCAGCGGATACGTCGATTCAATTCTGCCGACTGCCCGCAAGAGCGTGGCCGTTGCCAGATTCACAGGAAACATGCCGGAGCGGGTGCAGTCGTCGCTGAATGCCAGCGGCCACTCGAGCGGCGAAGTGGAAACTCAGAAAGGAAATAACCCCATGAGCAATCCAAAGATTCTGGCCACGACCAAGAGCATCAAGCTCCGCTGGCCGTCGGCTAAGTCTGACTTTATCGTCGCCGCACTCGACCAAGAGATGACCGACGAGCAAGTCGCAGAAATGTATCACAGCGAGATGGTCAAAGAGAATGAAATGCTCAAGGCCAAGATCGCTGCGATGGAAGAGGAGATGGTTGCACTCAAGGCCAAGGCCCAAGAGATGACCGTCACCGAAGTCGAAGAAGACGACGAAGAAGAAAAGATGGTCGTGATGCCAGCCGCCAAGGCTCGTCCTGGCGTGGCTCCGGTGGCGTCTGTCACCGCCTTAAAGCCGGTCGCCAGCGCCAAGGCCCAGTGGGAAGGCGTTGTCGCAACCTACACGGCACAAGGACTGAAGAAGGCCGACGCTGCCCGCAAGGCGGCACGCGAACACGCTGGCCTGCGTGATGCGGTCATCGCCGAAGCAAACAACAAGTAAACAAACACAAGGAGCGAAAACATGAGTCAATATGTAGAAGCATCAGTCCGCGGCTTTACCGCCTCGGCTGCAATTGGTCAGCACCTGCGAGTGTACCTCACATCCAGCAACACGCTGGCACTGGCAGGAGCAAACGACTACGGCATCGGAACGATGGAAGACCCGGCAACGGCTGCCAATGAGCAGGTCGGTGTTCGGCTGAACAGCGCTATGGGCACCCGCAAGTGCGTGGCCAACGCCGCGATCACTGTCGGCGACCCGGTTTACTTGGCCGCATCGGGCAAGGTCGGCGCAAGCGGATCTGTTCGCTACGGAACGGCACTCGAAGCCGCCACTGCCGACGGCGACGTGATCGAAGTCTTGGTCGACGGCAACACTGGCGGCGTGCAGCACCTGCGGGCGCGAACAACCACGGCCAACGTCAACGCCGGAGCGACCCTGCTGCCAGCGATTCCCGGCCGCAGTTACCGGCTCGTCGATGCGACGATGATTTCAATTGGCGGCAATGCGGGTGGCGCAACGGCCGTCCGCATCTCTGCCACGCAAGCCGCCTCTGGCGTGCAGCTGGTCAGCAACACCGTAGGCGCTTTGACCCAAAGCACCCGCGTATTGGCTGGCGTTACCGCCAACTCCAGCATCCTCGCAGACGGTGCATCGTTCGCGCCATGCGATGCCAACACTGCGATCACGATCACCGCATCCGGCACGTTGACCACGTCCACCAACATCGACGTACTTCTCAGCTACGTCGTCGAAGCCTAATAACCAAAACTGAAAAAGGAGCTTTCACATGCCATCACCCACCAGTGCATTAACCACACTGCGGCCAGACTTGGCCAGCTTTTTGGAGTTCGACCTCGAAAGCGACCGCCTCGGCTACGTCGCCTCGCAGGTCTTCCCCGTCATTGATGTCGCCAGCCAAGCTGGTGTTTTCGGCGTGATCCCTGTTGAGCAATTGCTGCAGCAGCGGACCACCAACCGATCACCCGGCAGCGGTTACAGCCGAGGCAACTTCACCTTCAGCACTGCAACCTTCGCCTGCGAAGAACACGGTGCAGAAGAGCCAGTCGACGACCGCCAAGCGAAGATGTACCGCGAGTACTTCGACGCCGAGCAGGTTTCGACCCTGCGAGCATTTTCCGCCGTTCTGCGAAATGCAGAGCAGCGGGTCGCGGACGCCGTGTTTAACACGACGACATGGAACGGTGCCAGCCTGACCACCGGCATTACCCACGAATGGGATGACACAATCAACGCCGTGCCGATCACCGATGTTGACGCTGCGGTCAAGAAGGTTTGGGACGGCAGCGGCCTGTGGGCCAATGCCTTGATCATCAACCAGAAGGTCTTTCGCAACCTGCGGCGCTGTAATCAAGTCATCGACGCCATTGAATCCAATGGTGCTGGCGACCCGTCCAAGCAATCGGACATCACTGCCGCACAACTGGCATCGGTGTTTGGTCTTGACTTCGTCATTGTGGCCGGTGCCAGCCGAAACAGCGCCAAGGAAGGTCAGACGTTTGCGGCCTCGCAAATCTGGTCGGACGAGTACGCAATGGTCTGCCGCGTCGCAACCTCGGCCGACATGGCCGAGCCTTGCATCGGCCGAATGTTCCATTGGTCGGAAGACGGCAGCAGCCCTGGCGGCACTGTCGAAAGCTACCGGGACGAAATCGTCCGCGGCAACATCATCCGTGTCCGTCACGACGTGGACGAAGTTGTGCTGTACGCACAGGCTGGCCACTTGCTGAGCAACATCACCACCTAGTGATTGGAGCCAGCAACCGTGGCGAGTCGGTTTGATCAGAGTTTCCAGACGGCCGCGTTTCCGCAACTACTCGCCGAGTTCGCGGAGCCGGTCGTCTATTATTTTGCCGGAGGGGGTTCACGCTCCATTGACGCCATTCTGGAGCGTAACCCTCCGGCCATTTTTGACCAAGCCGGTAACCCGATGCTGTTTGAGATGGTCATCCGCATCAAGCGGCACGCAACCAGCGGCGTGCTGAGCAACGAGGTCAACCGTGGCCAAGACAGCGTTGACGTAAAACGCCGCGTCGATGACACGGCAACGACCCGAATGACGGTAACACGCAAGCTCAGCGACGACGCAGGCGTGATTGTTCTGGCTCTAAACGGATAAGGCGAAACCGTGGCAACCCCGATCAGCGAACAGATTGCACAGAAGCTGGCCACGAGGCTAGCGCTGATCACCGTTGTTGGCGGTTACGAGCTGACCGTTTCCGAGGTGGCTCGGCCAATTCGTTACGACGGATTCCGGCCGCAGAACAACCAGCTGATTGTGACGCAGGGACCGCTGACCCGAAACGATGAACTGTCCGCACCGGGCAACCCACCACGAACCGCCTACGACCTCGAGTTTACGATTGCCGGTCTGCTGATGCCGACCGAAAGCAACACGTCAAAGATTGACGCCCTGCGGAACACGTTCGCCGCAGACTGCATCAAGGCCATCTGCACACCGGCGGCCAGCTGGCACAACTGGGACACGCTGGCGATTGATTCCACCATCAGCCAAGTGGACAACATCACGACCGAAGAAACCAGCGGATTTAAGCTCTCGCTGACGATTGTGTTTCGTGTTTCGGAAAACAACCCCTACACGGTGAGGACGTGATGGCGAAGCCGAAACCACCTCTTACATTCTTCGTGGATGCCAGCCAGATGGCGGACTACTCCGCAAGGCTCAGCAAGTGGACGGCTGCGCTGCCGAATGCAATTCTGCAGGCCATCAACAAAACGCTGCCGCAGGGACGACGGCAAACAGCCAAGCTGCTGGCTGGCCGAGACGAGGGAAAAGGCAAGTACAACGTCCGCCAAAAAGACGTGATCGACAAGATACAAATGCACAAAGCGGCACGAACACAGGACGTTTACACGGGCAAACTGTCCGTTGATCCTGGGCGTCGTCTGGGCCTAAGTTACTTTGAGGCGGAGCAGACGCCGCCATCCGTTAAGGGCATGCCTCGCAATTCACCCACGCAGGTCAGCTACAAGGTTCTCAAAGGCGGCAGCAAAAAAGTCATCCCTAACGCCATTGTGCGGCAAGGACAGGTCGGCCGCTGGGTTGCCGTAAACGCGAAGGACTACAAGGGAGCGGGTGTTGGGCTGCCGCATCAAAAGCAAAAATCCAGAGACAAGCGGCTCGTGTTTCTGCAAGGCGTCAGCGTCTGGGGCATGGTCGCAGGACTTGGGAATAGGGCCAAGATCGGCGAGTACATGCAGCAGCAGTTCATCAAGAACGTCGAGAAGATGGTTGCGTTTCAAGAACTGGAACGCAGCAACCCCAACACCCGAATGCGTTTCGATGCCAACGGCTACATGATGCGCGGAAAAAAGAAATAACCACATAAGGAGATCCCCATGCCACTACTTCGCCGAAAAAGCGTCCTTGCTGCCAAGATTGAAGTCACTAGCGGAAGTGCCGAAAGCCTCGTCGCTGCCGATGCTGCGTTCAACGTCTTTGACCTGACGATGACGCCGACAATTGCGATGACGCCGCGTCCAAGTCAAGGCAGCTTCTCAAGCCTGCCAGCCGTGCCGGAACTGTACGGCGGCACCTGCACATTCAGGACCGAAGTCTACGGCACTGGCTCGGGAACTGTTCCCGGCTGGGCGTCGACCTTTCTGCCTGCCTGCGGCTGGACTGCGGCCGGTGGCGTGTTCACGCCGAAGTCAGAAACGCCAGGCAGCAACGTCAAGACGCTGACCATCGGAGCCTACATCGACGGCAACCGCCTGCTGATGCGAGGCTGTGCCGGGACGTTCAGTATGACCTTTGAGACTGGCAAGATCGCCAGCATCAACTGGACGTTCACCGGCGTCTTTGTCGGCAACTCGGCCGTCTCGCTTCTGGCACCAACCTACCCAACGGCCCTGCCGCTGCGGGTCGGCAACGCCACGTTCACCATCGGCAGTTGGTCGCCTTGCTGGCAGTCGATGACCATCGACGCCGGCAACACGGTCGTCCTGCGGGAGTGTGCAACCAACACGGACGGCACCGGCTACGCTGCCGCCATCATCACCGACCGATCCGTGACCGGAACCATCAACCCAGAAATGGAACTGGACGGCACAAAGGACAACTACGACATCTGGACCAGCATGACCGAGGAAGCGTTGGCTTTCGACCTTGAAAACGCAACCGACAAGTTTGCCATTGCAGCACCCAAACTGCAGCGGACCAACGTAGCCATCGGCGACCGCAACGGCGTGGTCACCGATGAGATTACGTTCCAGTGCAACAAGTCGGCAGCGGCTGGCAACGATGAGCTTTCGTTTACTTTCTCAGCACCGTAATCAAACATACTTAACTAGGAGGAACCAATGGGGCGAGCATTGGAACCCGGCGAGCGATTCCCAATCGTTCTCGACTGGGACATGGACAAACCAGAAGACCAGCGGCCGACGATTTACACGGTCGCACTTTCGATGCGACGGCAGGAACGCCTCGGCCAGCTGCTGGACGAAGCGCCAAAGGCTGGCAGCACGAGGGAATTTTACGAGGCACTTGAGCAGGGGCTGAGCGAAGTCATCACGGGCTGGCGGAACTTTCGAGACCCGGCAACGGGTGGCGAGATTCCCTACACCCGTGAGGCACTTCGCGACGTGTTCACCACGTCCGAAGCCTATGAGGTGTTTCGCAAGGTTCTGGCAGGCGGCAGCACGAGCAAGGCCGACGAAAAAAACTCCGCGTCGCAGCCCTGATCCGGCAGGGGCTGCTGTGCGGTAGCTGCACGGCGGGCAAATGCCACGACCGGCCAACTGAAGTGGCCAGCGTGTCGATTGCCTGCAGCAGCTGCAACGAAGCCGGGTGTGACGAGTGCGGGCAGAGCGGTTACGTCGAACTAACCGGATGCCCGAAGGAAATGATTGATCGCGGCCTGCTCAGGGCCATTCGGATGGCGGACCTCATGAAGCAGGGACTGCCGCCGGTGGCTGGCGGTGTGCTGGATCAATCGGCGTGGTTTGTGTCGTTTTACGAGTGCTTCCGGTCGGAGCAAAACCGAGCGGAAGCGGAAGCCTACAGGCGGATGTAATGGCTGCTGAATCGGTCGAGATTGTGCTGAACGGCGTGGATAACGCCACGCCTGTCATGGACAAGGTGACGCAGAAGCTCGTCGACAATGAGAATAAGTACATCAGCAAGCTGAAGGAGCAGCTGATTGCGTTGGAGCAGGGAGCCGAAGCGGCCGAGCGGTTTAAGCTGTCCGAGATGGGATTTGCCGAAGAGACGATCAATTCTGCAATGGCACTAAAGCAGCAGATTGAAGCGGCTAAAGAAGCGGCTAGTGCTGCAGAGGAACTTGCCAAGCAAACAGAGAAGGCCGCACAAGCTCAGCAGGAAATGCAAAGCGGTCCTGGGTTCGGTGAATCGGCTACTGAGTTTGCCAATTCATTGGGCGATGGACTGAACCGGGCAAGGGGAATTGCCGAGGCCGCCAAACCGATCGTCGAATACATAACCGGATCGGCTGGCTGGCAGATGAAAATGAACCGGTTGATGGAGCAGCATCAGCAACAGGTTGACTTCAACCTGAAAAAACAAAAAGAACAGCTCGACGTTCAGATTCAGATCGCCAACTTGCAGAGCGACCGCGTCATCCGCGAGGAGATGCTGAAAGCGGCGCAGGCCGAAATTGTGGTCAAGCTGGAAGCCCAGCAAAAGCTAGTCGAGGAAATGCGAAAGACGCAAGAAGAAGCGGCCAACAGTTTTGGCGGCCGCGTCAACGCATTAGCGGAAAGCGTTACAGGCGGACTGTACAACAACAACGAAGATCAGCAGATTGTCGAAAACATTTTGACCGAGGAAGAAAAAAGACTTAAAGCTCTGCAAGAGCAAAAAAACCAACTGGACCAGCAGCTTGAAGTTGAAAACGAACAAGTCAAGGCAGCACGGCAAAAGCTGGAATTAGAACAGCAGCGACAAGCAGCAAGCAAAACGGCAGAGGAAGAACTTAACCGCATGCGGGCGGAAATCCGCGAAATGAATAACCCAGGCGAAAATGAACGGCGACGGGTTGAGGAAATGTTCAACGCCGATGGCGTCACCGAAGCGCAGCGAATGGAGCTTGAGAACCTGCGGGCCACACGTGCCGAGGCCGAGGAGCGGTTCCGAATCGAGCAGGAAGGCCGCGACGAAATGCGAGCTTCAATTGAAGAGACGCGAAACGCAGAGGCGGCCGCTTATGCGGAATTGAAAAAATCAATTGAAGACACTCAAAAAGCGATGGAGGATCAGGCCAAGCGGGATGAGGATTATCTCAACAACCTGCGGCAGCGCAACATTGAATTGACGCAAGGAACGCAAGCAGCGCAAGAGTTCGCTGCCGCACAGCGAGGCATCAGCGAAGAAGCTATTGAGCAAGGCCGAGCCATTTCAGAACAAAACAAGGAACTGGAAGAAAAAGCCAAGAAAGAAGCCGAACTGCAAAAGCAGGCAAACAAACCAGCAGTAGACAAGCAAATATCGGCAACCGCACCGCTGCAGGCGATGCAGTCCCGGCTGCTGTCCCGCGTCAGCACTGGCGGCGGCGACCGTGTTGCCAAGGCCACCGAGAAGACGGCGGAACTGACGGCAGAAATCGAAAGGTTGCAGCGTGAGCAGCTCGACCTGCAGAAACGTCGCGGCGTCACAGAACTTGCAATTGTGGAGGGCTAAACGATGGCAGTGCAGCACGTCGACCTGCTGTTTAGCAGCGGAGTCAAAACAAGCGTTGACGACAAGGGATTCACGACCGCCTCGGCTCAGCTGCGGTTCAACGCCTTTTGTAATGATGTCGGTGACAACGAAGGCATCGTGCGAGCCGACGTTCGAGTCCCGTATGAAAAGAGCCGACATCCGTACTTCCGCCAGCTGCGCTGCATGGGCATTGACATCAGCAGGCGGGGGCCGCTGCACTACGAAGTCAGCGCCGACTATCAGAGCATGCCCTACAAGGAAGGCGACGAGAACGACGCCAACCAGTCACCGCTGACACAGCCGACCGTGATCAGCTATTTCACGATCACCAGCGAAGAGCCAATCGAAGACGACGTGGAAGGCAAGGCAATCGCCACGGCCAACGGCGAGCCGATTGAGGGCATCACCAGACCGATCAGCGACCTCGGCGTGCGGCTACAGAAGAACTTCGGCACGTTCGACCCGGCCAGCTTTTACCTTTTCATCGACTGCGTGAACAGCGACACCTTTCTCGGCTTTCCACCTGGCACGCTGCGAATCGCAAACATCAGCGCCGACGAACAGTTCTACACCGACCAAGACGACAACGAAGTCCCGTTCTGGAGCGTCAGCGTTGAGATACACGCACGCAAGCCGTACCAGTGCGAGCCAGTCGAGGCGTGGTACAAGCGAGTCCGTCACGAGGGCTATCGAATCAAAGACGCCGACCCGTTTGGAACAAGCGCTGTTTTCTACCGCAGGGCAACCGACGAAGAAGGCAAGCCAGTTACCAAGCCGGTTTTGCTGAACGAAGACGGCACAGAAAAAGTCCACCCGAAAGACGCCTTGAGCGTCGAAGCGAATTACCTGCTGTTCCCTGTGTTTGCCGATGTCAGTTTCGGCAGCATGGGATTCTAATCTAAGGAGAATAAACAAATGCCGATCACTGTACTCATTCCATCAGGCGAAATCGCAAACAGCCAGATCGCAGCCTCGGCCGCCATCGAACGCAGCAAGCTGGCAAGTGAACAGCTGAAGGACAACATCCCGCTGGAGCTGCTACGAGTCCATGATGCGTTCCAGACCAACCTGCCGACATCGGCCAGCAGCGACGACCTCGGCCTGATTATCGGCACGTTCGGAACTGATGCCGTTGTCGTCCAGACCAGCGACGCCAAGAACACAACGGCAACGCAGCGGGCACGGTTCACCTACCGTCTGCCGCACAACTACGTCAGCGGCCAGCTTATCAGCGCTGTTGCGTGGGCTGGAATGAAAACGACCGTTGCCAACGGCACTGCCACGATTGACTTCGAGGCCTACAAAAAGAACGACAACACCGGGCTGGTGGGCAGCGACCTTGTCAGCACTTCGGCCACGACCATCAACAGCCTGACCGCTGCGGACAAGGCATTCACCATCGACCCGACTGGCCTGACTGCCGGTGACGAGCTGGACATCCGCGTCACGATTGCGATCACCGATTCCGGCACTGGCACGGCAGTCATCGGCCGCATTATGAAGCTCTACATGCTTCCAACCGTGAAGGGCTAAACGTGCCTCGCCGCTACGTTCTCGATCAGAAGTCTGCTGAGTGGGTCGCCAAGCATTCCAAGATGCGGCAGGGCACGCACAGCCGTCGCGGCTCGCAGTTCTACGAGGAGTCGCCGGACAGCACGACGTTCTATAACGACACCGGCGAGACGGTTCCGGCCTATGGCATCGTGCGAGTAAACGGCACGGTGACAATCGGCGGCCGCGAGGTGCTGAAAGTTAAAAAGCCGGGCGTTGCCGATGGCGGTCCCGGTTCGTCATTCATGGCCAACGGCGGCATCGCCGTCGAGGCTGGCAAGTATGGCGCTCTGCAATCCGGCCCGCTGGTCAAGGTCGTCTACGATTCGGCAGACAGTCCATCGGCTCGTGACTGGTACGGCATCGACGGATTTAAGGCACGCAGCTATCCCAGCGGCAAGCCTTATTTTCAGGTGCTGATTGAAGACGTTGCCGATTCCACGAACAAGGTCGCACTGGCGCGGCTGATTCCGTTTTCAACGCTGATGATTCAGGCACCAAGCGGCGGCATCCCCGGCCGCGTCGGTTCGCTGATGGGTTCGGCGACCTGCACGATTATCACGAGGAACACATCGAACGACCAGCTTGCGGCCAGCACACTTGCCGTCAAGGTCCACAACTGGGCCACGTCTGCGGCCTGTGCAACGGGCGACCGCTACGGGCTGGCCAGTGTGATCGATGGCAAGTGGCACATCGTCAGCGAAGACTGCAACGATGAAGGCTCGACGGTCGGGCCGGGAACGGGGAGCGGTTCAGGCGGCAAGGTCGCCGAGGCGATTGATACCAGCACAATCACGCCTGCCGTCAGCACTGGGCAATTCTACAACGTCAACTTCACTGGAACAGGAACGGGCAGCGGCCCGGCTTAACAATGCCAACACTGACCAAGTTCTACAGCTTCGTTGAAGCGATTCACGAAAAGAAGCACAACCTCGGCAGCGACACGCTGAAGGTGCTGCTGACCAACACGGCACCAAGTCTAAGCAACACGCAGAAAAGCGACATCAGCGGCGAGCTGTCAACGGCCAATGGATACACGTCCGGTGGGGCGACGGTGCCCGTAACGAGTTCGGCCCAGTCCAGCGGCTTATACACCCTCATTGCCACGGACGTCACTTTCACGGCCAGCGGCGGGAGCATCGGCCCATTCCGCTATGCGGTCTTTTACAACGACACGGCGACCAACGACGAGCTGATTGGCTATCTCGACTACGGCTACAGCGTCACAGTTGCCAGCGGCCAGACGTTTACGCTGGACTTTGACGCCGTGTCCGGCCTTTACTTTGCTACATAGGTGACGAATGGTCGGCAAACTTGGATGCGGATGTTGCCAAACAAAACCCGGCAACGACGACCCGCCAAACTACAACGGGTGCAACTGCGCCGAATACTTCCAGCGAAACAACTACACGTGGGACCACGACATCAGCAGCGGATTGCCTAGCTCGCATTTTTTCTTCACTCAAAATCCAGTAACAACCGCCGACATAACAAGATGGTATCGGCAAGGCCGTTCTTATCATTTTCCGACAGATGGATTTGACCTTTACGACAGCACCAGCGGTTGGCAGGGGTGGGCTGCGACCGGAGATTGGAACTCGCTGCATTTTTTGCGAGAAAATTCTTTTGCAAATCAAATAGCACTGAATGAGCGTGACTACGAATACAAAATAAAAGTGACAACGCCAAGCGAATACTCCCCGTTTTATCTGTGGACAAGTTCCAATCCTTTGCTGCCAGAACGCAACGAATACTTTGGAATGGGCGAATCAAAGATAAGATTCCAAGACGCCAGCTTCGGGCTGCAGCAGGTAATCACGCATGGCGTTGCGGTTAAGTTGCGGATGCCTGCGATGTTCTTTGCGGGCGAGTATCCAATCCTTGGAACTCCTAGGCTGTACTACACCATCTGGAAACCGGGATTTACCAGCGGCCTAAACGTGACGCCGTTGTACGAGATTGAAATTCCGTGGGGCACTCACGAGCTAGCTATGAAGATAAAGTCAGCTCCGTTTGCGTATCCAGACACGCCGCAGGTTTTTATTGAGCTAAAGCTAAACGGCTCAACCGTTTACCAAGAAGAAGTTTCCAGCATGGCAAGCCGAGGTTTCCGCTGGGTTAAATGCACGGCAACGCCAGACTATTGGCGATACCTGAATTGCGCCTATTTCGATTACGGAAATTTGTTCGTATCTAAAAGGCTTCCGCTGTCGGGCGGAACTCACTTTGTTTGGCGCACGAATCCGCAAGACACAAGATATTGGGACGACCTAGTTTTTGACCCGCAGTTCAAAACATGACCCCCTGCACCCACCTCGGCGAAGTCTGGCGACACGTCCCCAGCAAGCTCTGCGGCACTCGTGGCGTGCATGTTCCGGTTTACCGCTGCCCGCTGCACGTCATCTGCACCCTCACGAAATACCGGCACGGACAGCTCGAGCGATGCTGCCTCGCCTGTGACGATTACACATGCCAAACCAAGGAGGCCCAGCATGACCCAGAAGACAACGCAGCGGCTGGCAGCTGAGAATCTCTGCCGCAAGTTCCCCGACGCACCAAACCGCACGCTGGCCAAGCGAATCGCCCAGGAATGCAAGTGTACGATTGAGCAGGCACGGGCCACCATCAGACGGATTCGCGGCGCGATCGGCAGCAACCACCGCAAGAAGACGACCGACAAGTCGCTGTTCCGGCCAAAGGGTAAAGCAGGCACAAAGCCGCAGTTGCCGCCGTCGCTGGCGAAGAAGTGGGAGCCGTTTGACTTGGGGTGCGGCATCCGTGTCGGCGTTCTGTGCGACATCCACATCCCGTACCACGACGAGCAGGCACTGGCCGCCGCCGTGGAGTATCTGAAAAAGCGTCGGCCTGATGTCGTACTACTCAACGGCGACTACGGCGACTTTTACACAATCAGCCGGTTTTTAAAGAATCCAAAGAAGCGAAACTTCAAGCGAGAAATCAAACTGCAGCGGGAAGGCCTGCAGTGGCTGCGGTCACAGTTTCCGAAGGCACGGCTGGTTTACAAGCTGGGGAACCACGACGAACGATTCGACCACTGGCTGTGGAATCACGCACCGGAAATCAGCGACCTGCCGCAAGTTCGCCTGCCGTCAATTCTCGGCTGTAAGAAACTTGGCATCGACGTGGTCGGTGACGGCAGGCCGGTAATGGCTGGCAAGCTGGCCATCTTCCACGGGCACGAGCTGGGCGGCGGCATCTTCTCGCCAGTCAACGCCGCACGAGGAGCGTTCATGCGAACCACGGCCAGCGTCATGATTGGACACCACCACCGCACCAGCAGCCACACTGAACCGAACTGGAAGCACGAGGAGATCGCTTGCTGGTCAGTTGGTTGCCTTGCCGACCTGTCGCCTGATTTTTCGAGAATCAACAAGCACAACCACGGCCTCTGCGAAGTGGTCGTTGACGCCGGCGGCCAGTTTCAGGTGAGCAACCTGCGGCTAAACGCTGACTACGTTGTGCGTTCTGGCTAGACCTAGCGTACCCCCAAAGCACAGTCAGCCAGCACTCGATGTCGTCGTCGTCTTCTTCTTCCCACATCGCCGCCTCCTTGCGTGACCGGTGCCGACTTCGCCGTCTGTGGTCATTTTACGCTGGCTGGAGGCTGGCCTTCTGTTAATTTTCCCGCACGGTAAAACGGCGGGATTTGGCGGGTTTTGTTCCCGTTCGGGAGTGACCTTGGAGGACATGCAAGGCGGTCGCTACAATGCCTGCACGTTTAATCGGTGCGCCGTGTACGTTTCCCGCACGGTGAGATGTACGGCAAACCGGAAAACGCTAAAAACACCGTGAAAAACGCACTCGGCCGAGTGGCGGAATGGCAGACGCTCAGGACTTAAAAATCTGAGCAAGCAGGAACGCTGCCGGAAGTTCGTCATTTTACCCGTGTTTTCCGCTGGTTCGTTTGCCGCGAATCACTGAATGAGCCAGCCGAGATGTACGATCCCGTGTACGGTGAATTGGCGATGGCGTCGGCTATCTGACTGTCATCTAGGTCGACGTAAAACCGCAGCGTCGTGTCCAGCGTTTCGTGACGCATCAGTTTCTTGAGTACCAGCGGATGGACCTTCAGTGCCCAGCGTGTGCCGAACGAACGCCGCAGGTCGTGAGCCGTGACGTGCTTGCCTGTTTCGCTGCCGGTGACGAGTCCTGACGCTGCACCAATGGCACTGATTTGACGCTTGGTCGTGTCGAGGGTCACAGGCTTGCCGCCGACGAGTGGACGCACGACCGGGCCGCTGGTGCGTCCTAGCGATGCGAGCCAGTCGTACAGCTCCGGCAGCAGCGGAATCGTTTCGTCGTGGCCTGACTTTTGGCCAGCGGCGAGGAACACAAACCGCCGATTCGCCAGGTCAACCTGATTCGGGCCAGCGTCGAACGACAGACGGTAGGCTTCGCTAATCCGCAGGCCGGACAGCCACAGCAGGTTCAGCAGCGGCGTGAACGTCGGGTTGATGCGGTCTGCCGTCTGGCACAGTAGCGAGAAGTCTGCCTCGGTCAGTGCTCTGCCCTTCAGAAACCGCTTCTTGTTGCCGCCCGCTGGCATCGTGATCGACGGTCGCCGCGCCATTAGTTCGGTCGAGACGGCCCAGTTAAGAACGCACTTGAGGCATCGCAGGTGGCGGGCAATCGTCGACTCTCGAAGGCCGCTTTGCCGAAGCCGTGCGGTCCACTGGCTGATAGTGCTGCCGGTGATGGCCGAGATGCCAGCCTGCGGCTCGACGAACTTGCCGAACGCCGTCAGCGTTGCCCGCATTGTTGAGCGAGAATTGGCCTTGAGCCTCGGCAAGTATTCATCGGCGAACCGAACGGCAAGCTGTTCCCATGTCATCCGCCTCGTGTAAATGCCCTGCTCAAGTTCCGCCTCCCATGCAGCGGCAGCTTTCAGTGCCTCCTTTAGCTGCGTGGTCTTGGCGCTACGCCGCAGCTCTTTGCCGTTCAGCGGACTGATGGCGCGGAGCTGGTAGTAGCCAGTGTCAGGACGTTTGCGGACGGTGACGTTGACGCTGTGCTTCATCAGCTGGTCCTACGGTCGACGGTGACTCGCAGCTGGAAGCCTTGCCAGTCGGTCTCGAGCAGCTGCGTCACGGCTTTCGCCAGGACAATTCGATCACGACGCAGCGCAGCAAACCGTTTGCTGATGATTCGCTCAGGTGGCTGGCCGATGGTGTCGGGCCAGTAAAGGGCCAACCGCAAACCGGTCGGCCGGTAGAACTCCTGCGAGCTGGCTAGGTAGAACTGCTTTACTTGCTGGCAATCTAGGTCGGTTGCCTTTACTAGATACCGGCCACGGTGAATCAACGGACGCCGCAAGTATTCCGCAGGCGTCAGCGGGTCGGTGTAAAGGTCACGCACGTCGACCACCTGCAGGCGGCGACGCTTGAAGGTCCACTGCGTTTGCAGGAGCGTGGACGTGGGGTAATCAATTAGCAGATGCTCGAGCCGTTCAAACACAGATGGTTCTCCTTCCTCGGTGAAAGAGCCATCCGTGGCCAAGTGTTCACTATTCCGTCGGCTGGTAGTTTGTAACGGCGGCCGACACCTTTGGTCACTACTTAATTCGCTTAGTAGCAAACCACTGTATAACGCCAAGCAATAACAGGGTCAAAATCACGACAAAACCAAAGCCAAGCAAGCCAGACTTTTCTGGAACAGCTCGCAGTGCGGTCGCAAAGAAAGTAAGAACCATAAACCCTTGCATCATTCGCAGAGATTCGAGCGCGACTCTCAGTTGCCGGTTGACGTGTGCCATTTCCTCGCCAAGGTCGTTTAGCAAATCGGCGGTGTTGTTTCCTTGCGTTTTTTGTGATTGCTGGGGAGCTGTACTCATGGCGGGAACCTCCTAAGTAGGTTTGTCTTTTGGCGTGATGCCTTTTCGTTTAGCGGCCTTCTTGGCCCTCCGAACTACGTCCTCTGCTTCCTGCTGGACAGTTGGTTTCTGCGACTTTTTATTTTTGCTGCGGAAATCTTCGATGATTCCGCTGACTTCATCTGCGTCTGCATTCTGCAGCTGGTCGGCCAGTTCTCCAAACGGGTCGTGGCTGTCTGGTTCTCTTTTGGCTGGCGGCAAAATCTGCCCAGCGTCAACCAAGGCCTGTTCAAAAGGCTTCTTTTTTCCGTGTTCAAGTCGCTGCATGGCATTGCGAAAGCGGCTGTAGCACTTCTGGCAAAGCCCACGCTGCTTGCTGGGCTGACTGCATTGCAAGCAAGTTTTTGTTTTTGTGTTCATGCAAAACATTTTTTCATGTTTTTTTGTCGTTGCAAGTCCGTATCTGACAAGGACTTGCGTAATTAAGCCGGACCAAACGTGTCAAATAAATGGTTAGTCTGGAGTTAGTCTAGTCTTGCTATGTGGTTTCCACGTCGATAATATCACCACGTCGAACAAACGTCCAATTCAAACTGCAGGCAGGGAGACATGGGAAAGAACAAAGAAACAACGAAGGAGCGAGTGCGGGCGGGCGTCTGTCTGCACTGTGAAAGCGCCGAGCATCAGCGTGGATTGTGCGTCAAGCACTACATGCAGTTCCGCCGAACGATGCTGGCACTTCCAAAGAAACAGCAGGCCGATTTCGAGGAGTCGCAAATTGCAGCGGAAAACATTCTCGCCGCTGGACACGTGCGAATCCTGACGACTGACAACCCGTTTCTGGGAGTTGCCAAGTGAACACGCGGCGAGACGGCTACATCGACGAGCGACGCCTTTACACGGCTGACGGCATCAATGCGGCGGTCGGCCTGTCAGTGAAGGCTTTAGAAGAAGGTCGCCAAGCAGGAATGCTGCGGCCGGTGCTGCTGGCCAATCGGCTGTGGTACAGCGGCGACGAGTTGATTGCATGGATTCAGACAGCTGGGAGAGCAGCTGCAGTACGTCAACGCATGGAGGTCTAGCAAATGGTTATCGGACTGGAACTAACAGACGACGAGATGGCGCGGGTGATGGAATGCCGCGAACGATGGAGCGACGACGAAGCAATCGAGCGGGCAGCGGGCATCTGCGTGAGCGAGATGGTGCGGATGTTCGAGCTGCTGGCGGCGAGGGCCGAGCGGGACATTGTTCGCAAAAAGCGAATCGATCAGGGACGGCAGTACAGAGGAGACAGGCGTGCCAATGAAAAACGATGACGCACACAAGATGGACAAGCTCGGCTGGCACTCGGTCGTGTTCGACCTGCGAGCGTGGCTGGTCAGGGAAGAAGCCAACCTGAGATACAAGGCCAAGCAGCGGGCAAAGGTCAACGACCGTGACGGCCGCACCGAAGCATGGGAACAGGCGGAGGGATTGGCGCTGTGCCGTGCCCAGCTCGACGACCTACGGCACCGGCATGAGGCGGCCAGCAAAACCGGCAAGCGACCGGCTCCGGTGGTCATCAAAGAAGAAGAGCCTGACGAGTGCGTTGACGACCCGTCTGTTTACCTGCCGACGCCAGATGAGATTGCGGCCAAGACTGCTGAGATTCGCAGCGGGTGGACAGAAAGCGAACAGCAGCGCCGGCACTGGCAGAACAACGACGAAACCGATTTTGGCAAACCGACAAACTTTATTTTCTGAGCGGCACGGAGGCCGCATTTTTCTAGGAGGCGGAACGATGTTGATGGAATGCGAACAGTGGCAGGCGGGACGCGAGCGGGGCTTGGTTTGGGTCAACGTGCCCGGCCTGAAGTGGACGCGGGTGTCGCACGACTGGGAGCTTTGGCGGCTGCGGCAGTACGTGCGGCTGGAGCGAAGGATTCCAGTCGAGACACGGCTGGCCATCTTCGCCTGGCTGGAGCAGGCCGAGGCGGTTGTCAATGCCAGCCGCGAGGAGCAGGCCAAGCAGGCTGAGGCGAGCGACCGCATCGAACGAACGTGTATGGCGCTGATGGGACTGGTGGGAATTGGGCTGATGGTGACTTGTTTTTTACTAGCGGGAGGTGTGCTGTGAGCGTGGCAGAAAAGACTTTTGGGATTGGGAATTACTTCACTGACGGCGGGCTGCGTGTCGTGGTCGATGCGGTGACGGAGGACGGCCAGCTGGTCGGCCGCGTCAACCTGCAGGAAGACGAGACAGCGAGTCCAATTTGGTATCCGGCTATGTGGAACGCCAGCGGCAAGGACCGGCACCGGATGCACACGCTGACGGAGACCGGGCCGAAGTCCCGCATCCGGGAAGTCTACTGGCTGAACCGGTATCCAAGCGGGCCGGGCCTGCTGCGAAAGACTTGGGAAGAGGCGCTGATCGAAGCCAGCCGCAGCGAAGAGGAAGTGCTGTGCCGGGTGCGTGTTTCGATTGACGCCTGCGTTGGCGAGGGGCTGCGATGAACAGCGTCCAGTTTGTGCAAATCATCCGGCACGCATTGCCCGGCTGCCACATCGAGCAGCTGTACTTGGAGCAGCAGACGTGCCGCGTGAAATGGGCTGGCGAGGTGTTCGACATCAGCGGCGGAACACTTGACGGGTTCCCGCTGTGGTTGGTGACAACGCCTTGCTACCAGCTGAACGACGCGACCGGCAAGGTGCTGGAAATGCTGGACAGCATGAGTGACGAGTACCTGACGGGCAAGCCGTGGGCGGACACGGACGAATTGATTCGGCGACTGCGAGAACTGCAAGACGAAGGAGAGGACTATGACCCAGCTTAGTTTGTTTGACGACGGCCCCCAGCTGGCCCGGCAGTCGGACCCGGTGACGAGCCAGGCGGCGGCGGAAGAGGTGCGGCCGAAGCTGCACGGACTGCGGGAGGTGTTCCTGATTGCACTGGCGGACCTCGGCGGGATTCGCACGGCGCGGGAAGTTGGCGAGCGGGCGCGGGAGATGGGACTGCATAGCGAAGTTGAGAGCGTGCGGAAGCGGGCATCAGAGCTGGAGCGGCTGAAGTTTATCGAGCTGGCCGAGCTGAGAAGGTGTCCGTTTACGGGGAAGTTGGCTGAAGGGTGGAAGTTAATTTAACGGAGGTAAGTAATGCGTTCGGAAATGGAAATTCAGATTGATAGTCAGTTTCGAGATTTAATTCCTCCGCTGACGCCAGTGGAACGAGAACAGTTAGAGAAAAACATCGCCGAACATGGCGGCGCACGCGACCCGCTGGTGGTGTGGGCCAGCAAGGGGACGCTGACGCTGCTAGACGGCCACAACCGCTACGAGATTTGCACGCGGCTTGGCCTGCCGTTCGATGTTCACGAACTGCGTTTTAAAAGCAGAGACGAGGCTGAAGACTGGATCGACAAGAATCAACTAGGCCGACGAAATCTGACAGCGGACTCGTTTAACTACTTGCTTGGCCGTCGAGTAAAGCGTGCCATGTGCGGAAGCGGGGCGCGCACCGACCTTTCTCAAAATGATAAAGGTGCGGCCGTGGCCGATGTGGCCAAGGATCATGGCGTTTCAACTCCAACGGCGTACAGGGCGGCGAAGTTCTACGACGAGGTGGAGAGAATGCCAGAGTTGAAGCAGGCGGTTGAAGAGGGGCGGCCTGTCCTGCAGGTCAAGCGTGAACTGAAAGAGCAGGCACGCGAAGCCCGTCGCGAAGAGAACCGTCAGAAGATCGCTGCGGTGCCTGAGCCAGAGAAGGCCGCCGCCGTTGCTCATGCAAAGTACGCCACCATCGTCATCGACCCGCCGTGGGACTGGGGCGACGAAGGCGACCAAGACCAACTCGGCCGCGCTCGCCCTGACTACAGCACTATGTCGATTGAGCAACTGGAACGTCTTGACGTTGCCTCGCTGTCGGACGTTGATTGCCACATCTACATGTGGATTACCAATCGTTCGCTGCCAAAGGGCTTTCGCCTGCTTGAAGCCTGGGGCTTTCGGTACATCACGGCAATCACTTGGGTGAAGCCGCACTTCGGCATGGGCAACTACTTTCGCGGCCAGACCGAGCACGTTCTTTTCGGCGTTAAGGGTAGCCAGCCACTAAAGAGAAAGGACGCTGGCACAGTCTTGGCGGCCGCTCGTGGCGATGGCGGACACAGCAGCAAGCCGAAGGAGTTTCTTGATCTTGTCGAGTCGTGCAGCCCCGGACCGTTTCTAGAAATGTTTTCTAGGTCCAATCGAAATGGATGGATAACTTGGGGGGAAAACAGTAATGCAAGTAAGTGATTACACGTTTTCAGGACAGCTTGAAATGTCTAACGGACAAGCGGCAACTGATGATATTTGTCAGGTACTGCTGCAGGTCATTCCAGGCGCTTTGAATGTACATAAGTCGGCAACACAAAACGACAAAAAAGGTGTTGATTATTGGATTGAAACAGTCAATTGCGGACATCTGGCAGTAGACGTGAAAGTCCGTGAAATAGACTGGGCAGCAAGAGACAAGGATAAAGATGATTTGGCTTTAGAAACTTGGTCGGTTGTCGAAAACCAGTCAATTGGATGGACCAGGGACGAAAGTAAAAAGTGCGACTACGTGTTTTGGTACTGGATTGAGACGAAGCGATGGTGCTTAATTCCGTTCCGTGAACTGTGCGCTGTTTTTAAGCAAAAATGGCAAAAGTGGGGAAGTGAATACGGACTACAAAGGCAACTGACAAAACCTAGCAACTACCACAGCGAATGCGTTTTTGTTCCTCGCCGCATTGTGTGGGCAGAGATATACAAATTTTGTGGCGGAAATTCTTAACCATAAAAAGGAATCACTTACCAATGAACTACCACAGCAGACCCGAACTATCCAGCAGCCAGCTGGCACAGTTCTTAAAAGACCCGATCCTGTTCCACCACGTTTACACGCTGGAGGACTGGCCGAAGGACGAGCCGACCGCAGCGATGCAGTTCGGCACGCTGGTCCACACGATGATCGAGCTTGGCGGGCCTGACCGGCTGGACATCGTGCGGCGGCCTGCAGGCATCGACCTGCGAACCAAGGAGGGCAAGGCGTGGAAGGCTGAGAACGCTGGCCGTCAAATCGTCACCGATGACGAGTGGACCGGGCTGGAGCGTATCTGGACGCACCTGAACGCCTGCAGCCAGGTTCGCAAGTTCCTCGGCACTGGCCACACGGAGAAGGAAATCTTCTGGACGCACAAGTCCAGCGGCGTCGAGTGCCGGGCCAAGGTCGACATGCTGACGAGCGGCGTGCTGATTGACTGGAAGACGACCTCGGCTGAGACAGAGGAGGAGTTTATCAAGCAGGCCGCCAATATGTTCTACGACGTTCGCCTGGCGTTTTACAGGGACGGCATCCAGACGCTGACTGGCGAACGGCCGCAGGTGATGGTGGTCGGCATCCAGTCGCAGGGCGGGCATGAGATTTTCCCTTTGGACTTTACCCAGCTGATGGAAGAGCTGGACAGCGAGGCACGGATGCACCGGGCGGTCGAGGACTTAGTCGACTTTGACATCGACGAGTACTTGGACCGGCCAATCAAAATGGCGACCGCGCCAGCGTGGCTCGTTCGCAAGATTACTGTGGCAAGTGAGGTGAGCGTATGACAACGACGGTAGCAACTATTGGAATGGCAATCGACGAGGTTTCAGCAGAGGAGAAGATGTTCGAGCTGGCCCAGCGAAAGGCCAAGGTTTACAGCGAGAGCAGTTTGGTTCCCAAGGAGTACCAGAAGAACGTAGGCAACGTGCTGATTGCACAGAACATGGCCAGCCGCATGGGAGCGGACGTGCTGATGGTGATGCAGAACCTGTATCTGGTTCACGGTCGGCCTGGCTGGTCGGCCCAGTTCCTGATCGGCACTTTCAACAGCTGCGGCCGGTTCAGCGCCATCCGCTACCGGTTCAGCGGCAAGGTTGACACGGACGACTGGGGATGCACCGCCTACTGCGTCGAGCTTGGAACACAGGAAGAACTGACTGGCACGAGGGTGACGGTCGGCATTGCCAAGAAGGAGGGCTGGTTTGCCAAGGCTGGCAGCAAGTGGCAAACGATACCGGAGCAGATGCTGCGATACCGGGCGGCGACTTTCCTAATTCGCACCATTGCACCAGAGATTGGCTTAGGCCTGCACACGGTGGACGAACTGGAGGACGCAGGGCCATTCGTAGACAAGCGAAGGATGCCGTCTGTCGTGCAGCTGAGCAACCTCAACGAATTGCAACCGCTGCCAGCCATCGAGGCGGAATCGGCGGAAGTGCTGGAGTCGTAAACCCCTGGTGTGTCCGGTTTGTGAGTCCCGCCGGATACGTTTAACCAGCCGGTGCGACAGCGGTGGGAACCTGTCGCGTTTTTTGAAGTTTTACATGACGGAGGAAGTGATGGACTATCTAGCACCGCGAAAAGTGCGATTGAAAGCTGATTTAACCAAATACGATACCAGATGTGTGCCTGGCTGCATTGGCTGGACTACTAAAAGTCGCGAAGGATACGCATCTTTCGACCATTTTGCATACGTGCAGTTTGAAAATGGCGCAGCCATGCCAGTAGCGTTTAACAGTTTTGAAATTGTTGAAGAAAAACAACGGAGCAATCAATGCCAAAAACAGTAGAAGTCGAGTTTCCGGTCCTCGTGACGGTCACGGTGCCAGATGGCTACGACATGGCCAAGCAGGACATCGTCGAGGTTGCGTTCGACGTTGTCAGCCAGCAGTGCAGCATCTGCATCGACGAGAAGGACGGCCAGCCGGTCGAGTGGGCCAGCTGCGTTGCCGAAGTGCTGACGGACGAGGCGACGGTCGACGGTGAGTTTGTGCGAGAAACCGCAGGGCCTGAATAGGAACAGGCCTTGGTTCCGCAGTCGGTGAATCTGCGGTCCTGCCTGAGGAGAGAAAGGCCAGCGAAACGTACTAGCGGCGTCGGCTCGACTAGAGTGTGCGTGACGGGCGGAGAGAGTGCCGCATTTGGTCCCGTGGCGGAATGTAGACGCGAGGCGACAAGCCGGAAGGTGCTGGTGCGAGTCCAGCCGGGACCATTGGATGTCGGGATAAATGTCGGGGAAAAGGTTCAATCGGCGCAGGAAATCACGGAGGTTGAAATGCTTTTACGGTTTGTTATTCCCGGCATTCCGGTGGCTCAGCCACGGCAGCGCCATCGCGTGGTCCAGATGCACGGCAAGGCAATGGCCATGAACTACACGCCAGCACGCGACCCGGTTAATGCGTTCAAGGCAGCAGCCAAGTTTGCGGCTGCCGAAGCGTACCAAGGCGAGCCGCTAAACGTGCCGGTTTCGGTGCTGGTGCGGTTCGTGTTCCCCCGTCCGGCCAGCGTGCCGAAGAAAGCGGGCACGGAGCGGATGCCGCATCTGGGCAGGCCGGACGTGGACAACCTGTTTAAGAGCTTGGCGGACGCACTGAACGGGCAGCTGTGGCTGGACGATTCACGGGTGTACCAGGCGAATCTGAACAAGTTCAAGGCGGCGGCAGGCGAGCAGCCGCACACGGAAGTTTTAGTGAAGTGGGGTGAGTGATGGAGCTGGACCAGATTATCTGCGGGGATGTTCTGCAGGTACTAAAACAAATCCCCGACGACACTTTCCACTGTTGCGTCACCAGTCCTCCCTACTGGGGACTGCGAGACTACGGGCACGACGGGCAGATCGGCCTAGAGGCCACGCCGGAAGCCTATGTCGCCCGCATGGTGGAAGTGTTCCGCGAGGTGCGCCGGGTGCTGCGCGACGACGGCACGCTGTGGCTGAACCTGGGGGATAGCTACGCGAGCGGAACAATCGGGCGGAATGACGACGACACCTTGCCAAGGCCGAAGGGCGGCCATCGCGTAGGGTCGGCTACGCCCGGCAAGCAGGGCACCCGCAAGCGGCCAGAGTCAATCAAGCCCAAAGACCTCGTCGGCATCCCGTGGCGTGTCGCCTTCGCCCTGCAAGCAGATGGTTGGTGGCTGCGGCAGGACATCATCTGGCACAAGCCAAACCCGATGCCCGAGAGCGTGCGGGACCGCTGTACCAAGGCACACGAGTACGTTTTCCTGCTCACCAAGAGCGAGCGGTATTTCTACGACTCGGAGGCCATTCACGAAAAGAGCGTCGATAAAGAAAGCATCAACGGCAGGAGGCCAAGAAAGCACCACGCTCTTGCGGAGAGTGATCCTACCGAATTCGGTGCCACCCGCCTTGGGTTCCTGAATGGACGCAGCAACCAAGCTGGCACTACATACCCAACCCGCAATCGCCGCTCGGTTTGGACCGTCACCACGAAGCCGTACAGCGGCGCACACTTCGCGGTGATGCCTGCCGACCTCGTCGAGCCTTGTATCAAGGCGGGCTGCCCAGAAGGCGGTGCTGTGATTGACCCGTTCAGCGGTTCAGGAACCACTGCAATGGTCGCAAGAAACTTGAGCTGCCGGTTTATTGGAATCGAGCTAAATCCGGCATATGTGGAACTGAGCCAGAAGCGACTTGAACAGGGCGTGCTTTTCTAGGAGGTGAGTGATGGCTGGTGACTGGATCGCAATGCGGCTCGACCTGTACGAAGACCCGGCAGTTGCCTTTATGGCTGAGCAGCTGCAAGTTCGGGAGGAAGTCGTTGTCGGCTACCTGCATCGAATATGGGCATGGGCGTCACGCCAGTGTCACGGTGGGAGCGTGACAAATGTCACGCTGATGTCACTCGGTCGCGTGACATCACTACCCAACTTCCCCGACCTGATGGTGCAAGCCGGGTGGCTGGAGCATGGCATCGGCGACGATGGGAGGCCGTTTGTGCGGTTCCCAAACTGGGACCGATGGATGGCAGAATCCGCAAAAAAGCGGCTTTTGGCGGCAAAACGCCAGTCAAAAAAGCGTCACGCTGGTGTCACAGAATCGTCACGCAGCGAGCGTGACAAAAGTGTGACCAGAGGAGAGGAGAGAAGAGAAGAGAGAGATACCACTAAGAGTGGTATCTCAATGGCGCGACCGACAATCGAGGACGTCGTGGCGTATTGCAAGGAACGGGGTAACACCGTCGACCCGCAGTCGTGGATGGACCACTACACGGCCAACGGCTGGAAGGTCGGCAAGAATCCCATGAAGGACTGGAAGGCGGCTGTTCGCCAATGGGAACGCAACGACCTGCGAGGCAACGGCGGCAAGGCCAGCGCCAAGCCGGTCACCTTTGGCCAGCAGCGGCAGCAGAACATGGCCGAGATGCTGCAGCGGATTAAGGCTCAGGAGGAGGCAGGCGTGGCAGGATTCATCGGAGGCGGTAATGGTCAATCGAAGTGAACTGGGTTTGATGCTGGCGGCACTGTTCAGCCTGTTCGGCCGCGAGCTAACCGAGGTCGATGTCAACGCCTGGCATCTAGTGCTGGGCGAGTTCGACCGTGACGAGCTGTCGGCCGCCATTCTGAAGGTCGGCCGCACTCGTGACTGCATGCCGCCTGCCAGCGTCGTGCGGCGTGCGGTGATTGAGCATCGCAGCTGGAACCGGCGAAGCCACAATCCAAAGGTCGCACACGGCCAGCGGATAGCGGAAGCGGTGCGGGTCTACCGGCTGGCCAACCCCGGCGTGACGGCCGGTGAGGTGGCTGAGTTCGTGTCGCAGCTTGAGCAGCAGGTGATCGAGTATGAGCGAGGCTGACATCATCGAACTATGGGACGAGCGGGCGGCCATCATCGAGGAAGGCTGTAGCATCGATGTGTTCTGGCGGTACAAGCCAGCGTGGTGGCGGCGGTGGGAATCGGAGCGGCTGGCGTACTGGGACATTAAACGGACCTACGGCATTGAGCGGATGCCGAAACAGTGCTGGAGGGCGAGGCGTGACGCAGCAGGATGAGCGGCCGATGGCTAAAACGCAGAAGGCTAATGGGGGAAAGCACCCCATAAGCCAAACCCCTACCCCCCACCCCCCCGGCTAGTGGGTCCCTTCTGCCAATTTTGCAGCTTGGATCTTT